GGCAACGAATTAGAACTAGTTCGTTGGTTCCACAAGCCAGATGCAAATAACTTCACATCATGGTTCACAGCAGCAAACTTTCTAGGATACGCAGAGGCACTAAAACTAGTTCGTGTTGCTAATACAACATCCGCACTAAATTCAACTTCAGGTAATACCGCTATTCTAATTAAGAATAGAGATCAATATGAAAACGATTATCTAGACTTATCAGCACCAGGTCAACATGGTATGTTTGCCGCTCGTTATGCAGGCGATTTGGGTAATGGTCTAAAAGTTTCTGTATTTGCAGGTTCAAATAATCCGGCAGCATTTAATGCATGGGAATATGGAGAAGAGTTTGACCGAGTTCCTGGAACATCTGCATACGTTAGTGCCCGTGGTGGCGCCAACGACGAAATGCACGTTATTGTTGTTGATACACAAGGTAAGTTTGCTGGCGTTGCAAATACAATTCTAGAAAAGTTCTCTTATGTTTCTAAGGCAAGAGACGCTAAGAATGATGATGGTTCTTCAAATTACTGGGTAAATGTTCTTAATGATCGTTCTGAATTTATCTATCCATTGAATCCAGCATTAAATGTTTCTACATTTGCAGCAGATACTTCAACTTGGGGAAGTCTGGCAGAAGGTATTTCATTTGCTCAGGGTAATGTGTCTTATACAAGCACATTGGCAAATGGTACACTTGGTACTACAATGGCTACAACTGCTCAAATTGAACTAGGTTATGATCTATTCAAAGATTCTGAAACCTGGGATATTTCACTAATCATGACTGGTGGTCATTCTCAGACTGTAGCAGAATATGTTGTTGAGAACATTGCTGGTGGTACAACAGGAGCACCAGATACTGGTCGTCGTGACTGCGTTGTATTCATTTCACCAGACATGGAAGATGTTGTTGATAACGCAGGTTCAGAAGCAACAGATATTGTTGCAAAGAGAAATGATTTCAATTCAACATCATTTGCTGTTATGGACTCTAACTGGAAGAAGCAGTTCGACAAGTATAACAATGTTTATCGTTGGATTCCACTAAACGGTGACATTGCTGGTCTATGCGCCAGAACAGACTTTGAAAGAGATCCATGGTTCTCACCAGCAGGTTTCAATCGTGGTCACATCAAGAATGTTACTCGTCTTGCTTGGAATCCTGGTAAGGATGATCGTGACACTCTTTATAAGAATGGTGTCAATCCAGTTGTTCAGTTCAAGGGTGAAGGCGTTGTTCTATATGGTGATAAGACCATGTTGACCAAGCCATCAGCATTTGATCGCATCAACGTTCGTCGTCTATTCATTGTTCTTGAAAAGGCAATTACCAAGGCATCAAAGTATTCTCTATTCGAGTTCAACGATGAGTTCACCAGAGCGCAGTTCGTTGCACTAGTAGAGCCATACCTAAGAGACGTAAAGGGTCGTCGTGGTATCTACGACTTCCGTGTTGTTTGCGACGAAACAAACAATACACCAGAGGTTATTGATAGAAATGAGTTCATCGGAGACATTTATATCAAGCCAGCAAGAAGCATTAACTTCATCCATCTTAACTTTATTGCAGTTAGAACGGGTGTTGCTTTCTCCGAAGTTATCGGTAAGTTCTAATAAATAATAGCAAAGGAGAAAACTAAAAATGCCTTTTAACGTTCAAGAATTTAGAGCATCATTAGTATCAGACGGCGCTCGTGCAAGTCTGTTCGATGTTCAGCTAACATTCCCAGTTGTGGTAGCAACTGGAGGCACCGCCCCAGGTGCCTTCGGTACTGCCCAACAGCAGGTTACATTTAGAGCAAGATCAACATCACTACCAGGTGATTCCATCTCCTCTATCGGTCTAAACTACTTTGGTCGTGAGATTAAGGTAGCAGGCAATAGATCATTCACAGATTGGTCTTTCACAGTTATTAACGACGAAGACTTTAATCTAAGAAATGCATTCGAAAGATGGATGTCTGGTATCAATTCACACGTTAGCAATCTACGCACACCTGCGTTGCTATCCGGTGATGGTGGTTATCAGCAAGACGCTTATGTCACTCAGTATGGTAAAGCTGGTGATGTTATCAAGGTTTATAAACTAGTCGGTTGTTTTCCAACTGACGTTTCTGCTATCGACCTTGATTGGGGTGCTGATAACATTGAAGAGTTTGCTATTACATTCGCCTACCAGTGGTGGGAGTCTGTAGAAACTACGGATGCTTCTTCATCTGCTTCTCTAATTCAGACCTTCTAAATAATAAGATATGGTCGGGGTCAATCCCCGACCATTATATAAAAGGATATAAAGTTGAAATTATTTGGTTTTGAACTAGGTTCACCTGAAAAGCAACAAACTATTGCTAAGATTGGACCTGATACACCTCAGGCTAAAACTTTTGCTCTGCCTCAAAACGAGGACGGAGCGGTTACTGTTGCTGGTGCTGGTTACTATGGAACATATGTTGATCTAGACGGTACGTTTAGAAATGAAACTCAACTTATTACAAAGTATAGAGAACTTGCTATACAACCTGAAACTGAAACAGCATTAGATGAAATTGTCAATGAAGCAATCATTCACGAAGACGGTGGCGAAATTGTTCAGATTAACATGGATGATGTTAAAGTTCCTTCAAGAGTTAAAAAACTTATTGAGGATGAATTTAATCATATTTTAAAGATGCTTAACTTTGGTAACATGGGACATGAAATCTTTCGTCGTTGGTATATCGATGGTAGATTGTTTTATCATCTTGTCATAGACGAGACAACTCCTGAATTTGGTATTCAAGAAATACGTTATATTGATCCAAGACGCATTCGTAAAATTCGTGAAATCCAAAAGATGCGTGATCCTGCTACAGGCATCGAACTAATCAAAAAGCAAATTGAATATTATCTTTATAATGAAAAAGGTATGATTGGTGCAGGTACTAATCTAGGTTCCAAGATCGCTGTTGATTCTATTGTCAACGTCAATTCTGGTCTTATGGATCCAAAGCAGACTATGGTGCTTTCTTATCTACACAAAGCAATTAAACCGTTTAACAATCTACGCATGGTCGAGGACGCAACTGTTATCTATCGTCTAAGTCGTGCTCCCGAGCGTAGAGTTTTCTATATTGACGTTGGTAATATGCCAACAGTCAAAGCAGAACAATATGTCCGTGATATCATGGTCAAGTATCGTAACAAGTTGGTTTATGACTCATCTACAGGTGAAATCAAAGACGACCGCAAGCATCTATCAATGCTAGAAGACTTTTGGTTACCTCGTCGTGAAGGTTCTAAAGGTACCGAGATTAGCACACTAGAAGGTGCAAGAAATCTTGGTGAACTGGAAGATGTTAAATATTTCCAAACAAAACTATACAAGGCCCTTGGTGTTCCAATTTCTCGTCTAGAACAAAATCAAGGTTTCTCATTAGGTCGTACCACAGAAATCACAAGAGATGAACTTAAGTTTATGAAGTTTGTTATGAGACTTCGTAACAAGTTTTCCACACTATTTGACGATCTTCTTCGTGTTCAGTTAGTTCTTAAAAATATATGTACCGAAGAAGAATGGAAAGAAATCAAAGAAGACATTTGGTATGATTTCAAGAAAGACAATAACTTTGACGAAATCAAAGAGGCAGAACTACTAAATCTTAGACTTGATACACTACAAAAGATTGATCCTTTTGTTGGTAAGTATTACTCTGCTCTTTGGGTTCGTAAAAATCTATTGCAGCAATCTGACGAAGACATTGAAGAAATGAATGCTCAAATGGAGCAAGATAATGCTATCATGGCACAGCAGCAAGCACAACAGCAACAGCAGATGGCCATTGATCAACAAGCACAACAGCAACAAGATATGCAAAATCAAATTGCATTTAATGCACAATCACAGATTGCTCAGGCCGAAGTGAATAAAGAAGTTGAAAAGATTACTGGACCAGATTCTGGACCAAGTAAATCTGAAAAAACAGGACAAGATCATGAGTCCAAGATGATGGATAAAAAGATCAAACTTGCACAGATTCAATCAAAGAAATCATCCGCTCCTGCAAAGAAAAAGACAGTAGCAGAACAAGCAAGAGATTTGCGTCTGACATATGTTGGCGGCGGCAAGTATGCAGATGATGGTAATGTTGTTACACATATTAATGAAAACGGCAAACTATTGCCAGTATAAATAAGGATCAGATCATTGTCACTTAAGAGTGTTAAAACATTAACAGCATCAGACATTGCAAAGAAATGGAAATTAGACATTAACAAAGTTAATAGTCTTATTGATGATGGTGCTAAGATCGAACACGAACATGACAAAAACATGAAGAATGCAAGAGAAATTGCTAGAGACCATATATCTGAAAGACCCGATTACTATAAGAAACTTCGTAAAATGGAAAAGACAAAGATTTCTATGAAAGAAGGCATCTCAACTGTACCAGAAAGAGAGATTCCTGTAGTAGGTGATCTAACTGGTGCACCGAGAACCATAGCAAAAGGTTCTACTAAAATTGATGAAATTAAAATGCCTAAAGTCTCACCAAAAGTCAAAAAGGCCGCTAAGGTTGGCATGACACTAGCAAATATAGCAACATTAGGTCAAGTTGCTGGCGATGCTGCTGAAGGACGTAAAGGTGCTGATCCTAAGAGAGGTATGTTGGCTGCAGTTTCTACATTACCAGGTCCTGTTGGTTATGGTGCTATGGGTCTAAACTACACTGTCAAAGGTTATGATAAAGCAAGAGAACATCTAAGATCGAAGATAGGGAAGAAAATGGAAGAAGCCACATTTCAGGGAAAAAAGGTTCCTCTTAACAAACCAATGAAGGGTGATGTTAAGAAATCAAAAGTATTCGTTGATCCTGATGGTGATGGTAAGGCGCAAAAAGTAAACTTCGGCGATCCTAACATGACAATTAAAAAGTCTAATCCTGCTCGTCGTAAGAGTTTTAGAGCAAGACATAATTGCGACAATCCAGGTCCTAAGACAAAAGCAAGATATTGGTCTTGTAGAGCATGGGAAGAAACACAGATTAGTGAAGATTGGCAATCTGTAAATCGTAAAGATAAAACAGATGGACTATCTCAAGCCGCTGTTAATGCATATCGTCGTGAGAATCCAGGTTCCAAACTACAGACAGCCGTAACAGAAAAGAATCCATCGGGAAAACGTGCTGCACGTCGTAAATCATTCTGTTCTCGTATGTCTGGTATGAAAAAGAGATTAACATCTGCTAAGACTGCAAGAGATCCGGATTCACGTATCAATAAAGCACTACGCAGATGGAACTGTGAAGAAGAAACACAGATTCACGAAATTTCTGCCGAACTAGTCGGCAAGGTTTCTAATGCTCGTTTCTTTCGTGGTGAAGTACCAAGCAAGGTGCTAACCCGTGCAATCAATAAAAAGTTTGTTGAATCTGGTAAAAAAGATAAAGGTAAAGGTAAAATAGAAAAAGAAGTAAAAGAAGCAGTAATGGCAATGCCACCGCAAATTCAGCCACCTGCTATTCATGGTTCGCAACGTGCTGGAATTCAGAGACAGGTTTCTAAACCAACATCTGTATCTGGTAGAGCATCCGGTAGATTATCTGGACAAGGTGGTTCAATGACTGGTCAGGTTCAAGTTCAAAGAGCCGCACCACCAAGAGCGCCAACTTATTCTATGCCTTCTGGTCAGCGTGGTTCTATGTCAGCATCACCAACAAAGACTTCAATGTCATTCTCACAAGGTGGCACAAATGTTGGTGGAAAGATGGCAGCATCAAAGCAAACCAGTTCAGTTGTAAAAGGTATGACTTCTGCTGGACGTGAAGCCGCTGCTGTAGTATCCAAAGCAGCACCTATGGCATCAAGAGTTGCTGGTGCTGCACTAAGAATTGCTGGTGGACCAGCTGCTACTGCTGCGGCCGCTGTAATGTCTCCTACCGCTGCTAATGCGGGTGAAAATGAAAAGAAGAGACAAGAAACCTTAAAGAGTTATAATCCATATAAAGCACAAGGTCGTTCTGTTTCTGATTACGAAAAGCAAGCACTAACACCTCAGAAGTATGATACACCAAAAGCAGCAGCACCTAAGACAGATGCTCCTACACCACCAAAAAGACCAGATTATTTTAGTCGTGGTCAAGCATTTCAGGCTGCTCGTGGTGAAGCTGGTGGTGGTGAAGGTAAGTTTTCTTATGATAATAAAACATATCAGACAAACGTTTCAGGTGAAAAGTATAAACCCGAATCACAACTAAAGCAAACAAGTATTAAAGAGGAAACCAAAATGGATACCAAAGACATTATCAATGAAGCAATTGATAACATCCTTAGCAACAATCTAGTTGATATGAAAGAAAATCTTCTTACTGCTATTCAAGAAAAAGCAATTGAAAAACTTGAAGAAAAGAAAAAAGAAATCGCATCTAACTATTTTGCACAGTAAGAGGTAATAAAGAATGAAGACCCTAAAGCAAATTCGTGA